TTAAGTGCTTCAATGTCACTTTTATGAATCACTAAGTATTTTGTATTTCTTAATTCTTCACTATAACCGGTATATTCAGAATCAAGTTCTTTTGGTTGCAACCAGTAATCATATTCACCTCGTTGTCTGAATTTCTCTTCAAACTCTTTTACCCAGGTTGCACCATCAGATACTACGGGAAGGTGACTGTAATATGTTTTGTCATCTGCTTTGGCAACATGTGAGTAGTGATAAAAAGAATCACGCTTAAAATGACGACTAGCGTAAGTGATGAACGTTTCAAGTAGTTCTTCCTTTGCAAAATAATCATAGATGGACTTACCGTCATCTTTCTTTGTATAATTAATACGAGTCTTCATCATGGTAGGAAACCATTGATTGACTGCATTACCAATTACACTAGTATTACGGATAACATCTTTTTCTCCTGTCAGTTCATCAACACATTCAAAATCATGAACAGGAAAACTTTCCATTTGATTGAATTGGTCAATAATGCCTTGCTTATCGAAACCGACGCGAGGAGGAAGATTCTTATTATCCCAAAGGTCAACCACAGTCTTTCTCAAATCAATTACCCATTGACGAAATTCATCCTTTGACATCCATAAGATTTCTTCAAAAGTCTTATTGATAGATGAATTTAGTAATTCATTATTTCTCTCATAATACCATTGTGTCATGATAAAATATATTCTCTTAGTTTTTCGTTAGTCACTACATCAATAACAAGATGTATTCTTTTTTCTGTTCCGTTGTTTACAACCATATGTGGTTTTCTTGTATCTAAAAACCAACACTCACCGACTTTCATATTTACTACTTTTCTGTTTCCGTTTGGTTCCCATACGACAAATTCAACTTTGTCGTTGGTAACAATAGGAAAATGCAAGCGAGCAAGTTTACCGATAGAACCGCCTGAATCAGGGTCGACCTGGTCAGTATGTCTACTGAGTTCACCACCACCAGGAGTAAGAGACATAAAACGGATCCGATGTACTTCTTGTAATCCAAAACGTTCGATGAGTTGGTCGACTTCTGGAAAATCTTTTCGAAGATATGTGTCTTGTAATTCAAAATGTTCATTTTTGTGTTCCTCTTTCCATTTATCATTCATTTCAATAGGTTTTTCTATACGCATAATATCTGGCGTATATCCTCTTAGTGATATTGCTGACCAAGATTTGCCTTTGTTATAATTACTATAGTGATTCTTAAATTCAATATTAAGAGATTCTAATTTAGTCTTTATTGATTCAATCAATTCATTGCTCACATCACAAATCTTAGTGATTGCAACATTGTGTGTATCATCAATTTTAGGTTGTTCTCTTGGGAACAACGTATTTTTTGCATCTTTAAAGTATACACCAAAAACCTCACCAAAAGAGGTAATCTTGCTTCCTACTTTGGTAAAATACTTTTCAATAATACTCTTTGTTTGATTGTCTTCTTCCCAGATGAATACCCAGACTGCATTTGATTGATTTGTTTGTATACCTTCACAGAAATTCAATATAAACTTATCTGTACCTCTAAGATTGGTAATTACAACATCGTCTTTTTCTTTGGTACCTATTACCACATCTTGATACATTGTAATAGTTCTTCTCACTTTTGTCAAGCGATAAGTGTACGAACCTTCATCCTCAAAGACAATATTGCCTTCGTGAAGGTCCTGTGCTATATTATTTTTCTTGTATGCAGTAAAAGGCGATAGACTATATTTGTTATAGTCATCGTATAACTTCTCTAACGATTTGAGATAATCAAGTTCGTACCCGTGTTGCCATGGTTTTTGTTGCTTTTCTGAATCTTCCATAGAGTTTTTCTCTTTTCTTTATTCCAGACTGTAGTGCTAAAGGTTTTGCTTTTTTGGTGAACGTAATGCCTTCCATATGGTCATATTCATGCAAAAATACTCTAGCAGATAATCCAGTAAATGTTGCTGTCTTTTTTTCTCCAGTAAAGTCTTGATACTCAACCGAAATGGTTTCAGGTCTTGTTATATTTAGGAACAATTGTGGAAACGATAGACAACCTTCTGACATATGTGCCATATTTTCAGACTGTTCTATAATTCTTGGATTAAAAAATGCAACGTAGTCGCCTAGTGGGTCTCCCATAACAAACACTCGATATTTGAAACCACATTGATTTGCAGAAAGACCTAAACCTTTGTGCAACTTACATGTTTCTACTAATGAAGACGCAAATTCATTTGCATTATATGGTGGATTTAAAAAATCAAAATCTACTAATTTTTGATTCAGTATAGGATCGTTCTCATCTACTAAATTAAAAGTAGTGAGTTTTTTGGTTTCAATTTTTCCTTTTACTGCATCATTGGTATCAAAAACAAAATATTCATTATTCATTATGCTATCCCACTGAAATTATTTTTCTTTTCAAAACGAATGACCGAGCGGAACTTATCGAACAACTGGTCTCCCTTGTGACTGATAACAAATACATTTGTATCATTTCCAATATCATACATCAACTTCAGAAATTCTTCTGTACCACCAACATCAAGACTACTATCAAAAACTTCATCGAGAATCAATAGATTTGTATTTGTGCTATTCTTTAACTTTGCTATCTGTCTCCATGTGAACAGAATTGCAAGGTCAATACGCATCTTCTCGCCTTCAGAGAAGTTATGATAACTGAAATCATCTCTATGTCTAGATTTGATTGTTTCTTCAAAACTCTCATTCAAGTTAAAATTAATAAACGAGTCCATCGAGGTCAAGTATTTATTAATCAACTTGTTAATTATAGGCAAATATTGCTTGATAATTTTTGTTTTTATTCCTGTGTCTTTTAATAAATTTGTAGCAAAATCGTAATATTGTTTTTCACTTGAGAGTTCTTTTTGCTTGTCTTTTAATTGCTCAAGTTTTAGATTCAACTCTTTCAGTTGTTCATCCTCATCAACCGAACTAATCTTTTTCAAAGACAGAATTTTTATTTCATCATTTAGTTTTGTAATATACTTGTTGATAGCAAATATTGAAGAATTATGTTTTACGATTTCTGAATTTTGTTGATTTATATCTTTAGTTATTTTTATAATTTCTTCAATACGAGCATCAATAACTTTGATTTCTTCCTTTATTTGATCCAGTCCTTTTTTCTGTTCTTCTACTTTTGATTCTCTTTCTTTGATTTGGTTTACTTTGAACTCTTCTTCAATATTCTGTCTACAGGTAGGGCAGTTATCGTTGTCGTGATAGAACTCAATATCTTTTTCAATTTTTTGAATATTATTTTCAATCTTTGATTCTAGTTGAATCAGTTTCTTGTTTTTAGATTCAACTGATGTTTTATCAGAGATATCTTGCATCAACTCATCAATTGTCTTTTGAATCGTTTCAATTTCGGATTGAAGTTCGATTATATGACTTTCGTTTTCTTTTAACTCTTTTTGTTTTACCGTAATCTCTTCTTCTTTGTTCTTTTCATTCTCCTCAAGATGCTGAAGTTTCATCTTGATTTTTTCTTCAGTCAAATCTAAGTCATATTTCAATTGAATTGCCGCATCTTTAATCTGAACGACTTTTTGTTTCAATAGTGTATTCATTGACGAGAAAATCTGAATATCAAGAAGGTCTTCAATAATTGCTCTACGGTCAGATGCAGACAATTGCATGAATGGTGTAAATGATGCAGAACCAAGAATAACAATTTGAGTGAATGACTTATAGTTCAATTTCAAAATGCTCTTCTCTAAGACCTCTTGATAGTCTCTGGAGGCTGCATCTTGATTAATCATCTTACCGTCAACATAGATTTCAAACACATTAGGTTTGATTCCACGAACGACCTTATAGTTTTTGTTGCCGATACTAAATTCCACTTCAACAAGACAGTCTTTGCCATTGATTGAATTTAGAAGTTGTGGCTTGTTAATCTTACGATAAGGTTTACCAAAAAGACCAAAGGTCAACGCATCAAGAATAGTTGACTTTCCTGAACCGTTATTACCAATGATAAGTGTGTTTGGTGAACGTGTTAAATTTATTTCAGTAAAAAAATTACCTGTACTGAGCAGGTTCTTCCATCTTACTTTTTCAAATGTAATCATGCTTGCTCTAGGTTAAGTGCTTCAACGTAAAGTTCTTTTAGAACGGTTTTGAGTTTGTTGCCGTCAATGTTTTCATGTTCAATTGAATCAACAAACGTATTTAGGATAGTCAAAGTATCCTCTGCCTGTTCTACTATATCATCATCCACACCTTCTGTCAAGGCAGAAAAGTCTTCAACAATACTAACATCTGCTGGACCTGCTTGATAGATATTATTAATGAATACGTCAAACAGATATGGATTTGTCTTATTGACAACTACAACCTTGATGTACTTATTCTGATATTCAGAGAATTCTTGTGTTGCGAGTGTAGTGATATCATTCTTCTTATCGTCATAGACAACGCGAATAAACATTTCATATGGGTTCAAAACAAAATCAAGTTTCCTAGTCTTCAAATCAAGAATATGAAAACCTCGCGGATCACCATAGTCTTGCCATGTTAAGTGATATGGATTACCTAGATAATGAATGCCGCCTTGATTTGATTTATGATGGTAATGACCAGAGAATGTCATATCAAATTTTTGAAATAGATTTTGAGGCAAACCTTCTTCTGAATGGTTACCACGATACATTGCGAATCCTTCAATCTCAAAATGACCACAACAAATGGTTGCTTTGGTGTGCTTCATGACATCAAGACATTGTGTATAATTCTCAGGACACATCCACGGAATCATACAAACATCATCTGATTCATTTTGATAATTAAGATGAATAACTTGCGGAGAATCAATGACATTGATATTATCATATTCACGCAAAAGCAAATCAACAGAATTTACTTCGTTTGTGTTCTTATAATATGTGTCATGATTCCCAGCAAGCATATGAACTTGTATATCTTCTTGTGCAAGAATATCAAAAAACATTTCTTTTGCACGTTTCAACGAATAGAAATTAATATATTTTCTACGGTCAAACGTATCACCAAGAATTAATACGGTTTTTATTTTTCTTTCTTTTAGTGTCGGAAAAAATATGTTCCGATAAAACTTTTCATAATATTCTAAAAAATTGACCGAATCATTGCGAGCCCCAAAGTGCTGGTCGGTTATTAGGCAAATTTGCAATCTTCACTCCTTCTTTTTGACTTACTCTTTGTCTAAGTTCAGTTGTACTAAAACTATGTTTACGACTATTATAATAAATTGGTATACCTAATTCTTTACCAGTAAAGTCTACGTCTCTATATTCTTCACCAACAATACGAACATCTATTTTATATGACAGTAAAAGGTCTTGCAAATCTTTTTCTGTTGCATATACAACAATCTCGTCAACATACTTACACGCATCGAGTTGCACAAACCTTTCAAAAATAGACTGGATAGGTTTATTTTTAATAGGTCTGTCTATAGTGGGATCAGTTTGAAGTCCTACAATTAACCAATCGCATTGCGTTTTTGCTTCTTTTAACATCATGATGTGTCCAGCATGGAACAAATCAAAGCAAGATGCTACAAATCCTGTTTTCATTTTTATACCTCTTCTTGCAATATATTATAATTATAGTAATCAATTACTGATGCATTGTCTTCCTCACAAATATATTTACGATACTTTTCGATATTTTCTAATATCGGTTTTGGAAAATACTCATCAAGTTTTACTCTTCTCCAACTTCCAGAATTTTGATTTATATGATTTTTATTTTCAATAATGTGCTTATCAATATTGACATTATCAACATATTCTGAAGTATTAAACTCAGTATGAGAAAAACTTTTCAATTTATTTTTTACAAACTCATCATTGCCTAATGAACTGAAATGCCATGCTGCATGATGCAATAATATTCCTTCTCCAAATCTATGCCTAAACAAGTCTCTTTCGTTTGATACTCTTCTCATTCCACTGGGAACGTAATCAACATCTGGATAATATCGATATGCAACTGGCCATACAGTGTATTCATTAGACGTATTCAAATAATTAAACTTGAAATTAAATATCGGAGACATCAGAGCATAATAATCATAAGAACTGTTTCTTATAAAAGAAATAGATTCAGGTCTTATTATTTCATCACAATCTGATATTAAAAGAATGTCACCTGTTTGTAAGTCATTCCACGCCAATTTAAATTGGTCTCTAGACCAAAATTCATTATCCCATGCACTATTATATTTAGGACTTTTAACTTTTAAATAAACAATTTTATCTGCCCACTTAGAATATCTGTTTATGTTTTTTTCTAAATTATACTCTTTTGGTGTATTTGTAAATGTGTGGTCAGATTCAACTATAACAAAAGTATCGACACTATCATACATTGTTTCCAATCTAAGTTCAAGCATATCGAACTCGTTCGAAAACAAAAAATTATCAATGACTCTCATATCTTACTCGCTTTCAATGAAATTTTCAAGCCCTTTTGGCTTATTTGCCTTTTTCTTTTTGTTTCGTCTGTTTTCTTCGTAGGTATGAATAAATTCTGAAATGTTATCGTAAAGTTCAAATTGTCTAGAAGTACCGTCATCAAACTCAAGCATTTCAAACTCATCCATAATACCAATCTGCTCTGTTGACTTGTATTTTACGTATAATTGTTTCTTTTCTTTATCTATTCTTCTAAGAAAAGCATAGTGTATGATTTGAGTAAAGTATGCAAATGGATTACTGGATTTTGCTGGATCAAAATTTTCAAAGTACATTAAACAATTTTCAATACCATCGGATACCATTTCTTCACGATAGGTATAATTGATAAAGTTTGGTCGGTGAGAGTACCCTTCGGCAATCTTTAAGAAACACTCTCCTATATAATTTGGAATTGGTGGTTTTGGTTTATTGTTTTCCTTTGCCAGATTACACTTCTCTTTGTACTCTACCAATACCTTCAAAAAATCTTTGTTGTTTACGTAATGCGTTTTCTTCATCTTTACCATAATATTTCACAATTTCCTCTTGACAAGTGATTAACATGGGTATATACTGAGTATGTCCCGTTTGATGTTGATAAATGGTTCCAAGCTTAGTGTAGTTTATGTTGTTCTGAATTTAGTTGAAACAATTGAAACATGTTACGTAATTCAGTATCGGACATACTAGAAACTTTATCTTTTATTTCGTTTTGTACACTCAACTTATGAAGTTGATTTTCGTAAAATTCAAAGAAGTCTTCACTAGGAATCATTTCAAATAGAATATCATTTCTATCTAATGTTACTTCATTTATTGCAAGTATCTGGTCAGGTAACCAAGCATACATATTGCAATAATCTTTATCTGATTTTGGATCTGTAGTCATTTCAACTGCCATTGGTTCTTTTATTCTATAAGTAAAACCGTCCTCATTGATTACTTCTGCAATGATGTCGTCTCCGGTCTTTAGTCTAAACATTTTTATGTTATGCATTTTTTAATCCTATCTTATAGAGTTTGTAAGGAAAATGTTCTTCATTATATATTCTGACTCTTTCAACAAAATGTTTTAACGTATAATTCATATGTTTTCCGAGTCTGATATCATCAGCAATATCATATAGTGTTGCTATTTCTTTTCCTTCTGATTGTCTGAGTCCTCTACCAATACTTTGAAGATTTCTAATTCTACTTTTAGAGGGTGAAGCAAATATAATATTGTGCAAATTTCGTATGTTTATTCCTGTACTAAATGTACCAAATGACGCAACAACTATAGCATCATTTTCTTTTTCCATTATTTTTCTAATGTTTTCTCTGTCGTCAGTATCAGTTGCACCATGCACAAAAAATACTTTACGATTATTCAAATTTTTTGAATTTGATATTAAATCATACAGGATTTTACCATGCTTGTCAACATATTGAAATAAAACTAAGGTATTCCTACCTAAAGACAATGTTAAGTTTTTTATGAATTTATTTCTCGCATCACAACCGACAATGTAATCTATTTCTTCCTGATATGATTTAGATTTTAATTCTTTGCATATTTCTTCGTCATGTTTCAACACTAGACACTTAATACGAAAATTTGCAAGTTGTTTGTTATCGATTAACTCCTTAGTTGTGATTAGTTTCTCTACTGGACCAAACAATCCTTCAAGTACGAGTTTGTGTGTTTTTGTCCCATCCAATGTTCCTGTAAGTCCAATACGATATTTTGTATTGGTACATGCAGTCATAATTGTTGTGAGAGATTGTGCTTTGAAGAGATGTGCTTCGTCTCCTATGATATAATCAAACTGCTGAAAATACTCCTTCGGTAGTTGATAGAGAGACTGCCATGTGGAAATGATTAAGTTCTTACTTGAATATTTATCTTTTCCTTGATATACTTTGTGTACGTTTTCCTCAACATCAAAACCATTTGCAGACGAATAATCCGCGAAATCGGAATATAGTTGCTCAACAAGAGAAGTAGTTGGAACAATTATTAACCCTTTGTAGTTTTTGTAATCTATCATTTGACGTATAATAAGATATATCATCAACGATTTACCGGATGCTGTAGGGGATAATAATAATGCTCGCTTGTGCCTCATAGTATGGACAAACGAATTTAGTTGATAGTCACGAACTTCTATTGGTTGTCCGCGTCCATGAATATTTAGTTCATTTGCAAATTTTTTAGCAAGGACAACGGAGTAGTCTTCTGTTAAATCTGGTCTTGGATCATCATACTCAATTACATAATCTCGTTCATTTGCAAATGTTTCAATATAAGAAAGTAAACCGAGATATATTACATTTGTTCTCAGGTCAAGAAGTCTTATTTTTCCATCCCAGATGCGTTTTTTAAATGCAGGAGTAAATTGATATCCAGGAACATAGAATGTAAAGTATTCTGAGAGTTCCTTTAGTATATGTCTTTCACATTCTACTATTGCATGTACTTCGTCTTTTTTTCTGACTATTATTTTATCTTGAACCTTGGATGAATCGCTCATGTGTCATGTGTTCCCTTAACTGCCATGTTCTATTGTTTAATTCTTTGAGTATTGCTTCACAGACACTAATCACTTCTTCATGATAAACTTTTTTTTCTAGAAGACGAATTAAATCATTATCTGCTTCTAGATATGTAGTCACATCGGATTTGAGTGTATATCTAAATGGTTCCCAACCGTGTTCTTCAAGTTCTTCTTGAGACATCTTTCCTGTGTAATATTCCCATTTCAATTTACGCATTCTGTTATAGTCAAAAAATGATTTCTTCGCAGAAAGTTTATGGTTTGACATGATGTTCAAATACTTGCTGTGTAGAACAGGAATACGAATGATTTCTCGTGAAGGTTCGGTATTGTCTACAGCAGAATCTTTAGACCAATGTTCAAGAACTTTATCTAGTGTTTCCATTACAAAATCCTAAATTTAAATTATATCACAAAACTTATTGGTTGTCAACTTCTTTTTATTTTATATTGAGTAAATCTAAAACTTGCTCTTGCTGTCATTGTTGTATTGTTCTCATCAGTTGTAGTAAAATTAATTGCAGAAAGATTTATAGGAAACATATCACTAAATTCAATTATTAATTTTTTATTGTTTAGTGCAGTATTGATTTGCAATGACGCGTCAGAATATTGTGGTGTTTTTGTGTTTGATATGAATGGTGAAAGATTTTTTATATTATCATATTCTGTAAAATTATCAGGGAATGCCATTCCACGAATCCAATCGTGTATATCTGTCCATGCAGATAAGTCTTCATTAATGATAAATGAGATGTCAAATGTGTCGTATGATATTTTGTCGCCTGGTCTGTATAGGTCAACGAATGGTGTAGGTTGTACTGCTTCAGATAATGTAATACCAGGAATATTTACTTCTTGACAAAAATACTGAGCATTTGGTGCGCGAGAAAATAACAACAAAAATTTTGTTTGTTGTAATAGATTAGTATTTTGTGGTTGAGTATTGACGTATGGACTTAACATAATATCTCCTTTGTTTTCTATTTATAGAACCAAAAAAGAGGAGAGTCTTTCGACTCTCCTCCAGTGTCACTCTTAGTGGTGACTCAAAGATTACATCAGGTTCTTGACACCAAAAATGCGATAGTACACATTTGTACGTGCTTGCAGAAGACCATTGCCTTGAGTCAGACCTTGAGCAAATGGGTTTGCAACCATTCCGTAACGTGTCTTGAATCCAATCTTTGGTTGGAATGTGTCTTGGTCAACAGCACGCACCATTTGGAGAGGAACGTATGGGCAGTAGAAAAGACCTGCATCATAAGGTGAAGAACCCTTATATCCAATTGTTACTAACTCTTGGTTGTTTGTGTAACCACCAAAGTATGGATCAATATAAACCTTGATACGACCATGTAGAAGTCCAGCAAATGTATTGCCAGTGTCGTCTACTGTTAGGTCTGCTTGAAGTGCTGGTGTGTATGACAGAACCCCTGCCATTGCCATTGCTGAAGCAACGTCTGAAGAAACAATCAGAACGTTACCCTTACCTCTACGGGTTTGCTTAGCGATAACGTTAGCATCACGTTCGACTTGGAAAATCAGACCCTTGAAGCGTTCAACTGACCAACGACCATTTGAGTCGGTGTCTAGGTCGAAATAACCTTGAGTAACTGTACCGTACTGAGCACCTGGAACAGCGCAGGTGTAGATTGTGCGGATAACTTCACGGTTGATTTCTGAAAGAATTTCTGTTGACAGAATGTTGCTCAGTTCTGTCTCAGCATCTAGACCATGGATTGCCTTCAAGTCTTGTGCAAGTTCTAACGAGTATTCAGCCTTCAGGGCACGTGATTGAGCAGTTACAGTAACTTTTTCAATTGTGAAACCCATTTGCTGGAAGATTGCGTTAGCATTTGAACCTAGATATTCTGCTGTAGCTGTTGGCATTCCGATACCAGTTGTGAATGCGTTTGCTGTTAGGTTTGCTACTGCGTTGTTTGATGTATCTGAAGACAGAGTACCTTGGAAACCGTATGGGTTTGCTGCTGATACTGCACCAGAGAAAATGGTGTTTGCTTCGTTGAAGAATGCTTCTGTGTTGTTGCCTTGGCCGCCGTAACGAGCGCGCATCGCGAAAATCAGTCCTGTTGGACCTGTCATTGGTTGAACACCAGCAACATCATAAGCAATCAGGTTTGGTAGTGAACGGCGAACAAGAGAAATCAGGATTGGGTCAAAGTTCTGAACGCCACCGGTGACGTTTGTTGGACCTGGACCTGCTTCGGTAATCATTCTTGCTTCGTTCATTGCTTGTTGTTGATTTTCCAGAACAAGTGCTGTAACTGCCTTCTTGTATGGATCCTTAATGCCTTCCAGTTCTGGATGCTCCAGAACAGGTTGCCATTTCTTTTGAAGTTCTTCGGTTAAGTACATTTACTTCTCCTTTTTTTATTGGTTTGTTATTTATTTGGCAAGTGATTTAGAGATTGCTTGTGCATAAACATTCATATCAGGATCAGCGACTTTGCTCTTTGGTGCATCTTCTTCAAACTGAATTTCTTCATTCAGTTGCTCAGAATCGGCGACTTTAACTTGAGCATGGAAATATGACTCCTTCAATGTTGCAACTGCACTTTCAAATTCTTCAGGATCGTTGTACTCAACACTTTCTGCAAGTGCTTTTAATTTTTCAGCCTGAGTTTGAGTTAAGCCTTCGCATGCTTCGCGGATGGCTTCTAATTTTTGATGTTCAACTAATGCCTTTGCGAATTGAACATTTCTTTCAATTTCTTCATTTAGTGTTTCTTCTAGTTCTTCAACTTTAGCAACTAGTTCTTCGACCACATCAACTCTTTCTTCTGGGATATCGATGTATGACTCAACGAAAATGTTACGTAGTTTGAAAATGAATTCTTCTACGACTTCTGCGCGTAGACCACTTTCAATTGCTATTTCGTTTTCTGACATCCATTCTTCGACCATGTAGTTCAGGTAGTCATCAAGTTTTTCTGACAATTCTTGCTTAACTTCTTCAATTGCTAGTTCAAATTGCTCAATCAATTGGATTTCTGATTCAGCGATAACTTCTTCTGCGCGAGCGATAACTGCTGCTTCAAAAATTGTTGTTGCCTTTTGAACAAATTCTTCTGAAAGATTTTCGCCTGAAACAAGAGCAGCGATATCTTCTTTCATTTTTTTCTTCATCTTCATGTGCATTTTTTCTTGGCGGCCGCCGTGCATTTCGTGCTTTTCATCATGAGCCTCATCAATCATGTCGTCCTCTTCTTCATATTCTTCTGGGACCATTGGTGCCATTGCGCCTGGGTTTGCATGGAATGTTTGACCAACTGGATTGACCTTCTTGCGGTCACGGTGTTGGTCATCGTAAGAAATAACATCGGACTTCTTGATATCAAGAAGGTCATGTCTTCCGTCTTCCTGTGGTTGTCTGTCTAGTTTGTGCATAGGTTCTGCTGAAACTGGTGGTGTAGCACCTGGAGGAGTAGCAGAAGGAACACCTTTGGTTGGTTTTGGTGCTTGGTCTTTAGTTGCCATTGTAACAGCGACTTCAACACTACCAACTTCTCCTTGAGGACCTGCAGGAAGTTTTGCTGGCTTATCTTGCCCGCCGCGCTTTGATGCAATGCTTGCATCAAGAATTTCTTTTGCGGCCTCAGATAAATTGTATGTTGTCATTTTGAAAATCTCCTTGTTTTCTGTATTGAATATTTATAATTAAAGTTTCTTTATGAAGTTTTCAAATATGCGTAGACTTACTTCTTCAATCTCTTGTCTTGAGGCCTTGCGAATTGCTTCTCTGGCTTGAGTATATTCTACTTCAGTCCATACGCCATTTACTAACATCCACTCTTTTCCTTCCATTATTCCCTGTACAAACGCACCAGGTGCAGAAGGATCCGCTACAATATCTGCCGCTGTGGCTAGATGAAAATCATCTTGAACTACATTTACACCATTAACATTTTTAAGAGAACCCATACCTCTTGACGATACTCCAAGTTGAGCACCACCATCGATAAGATTCTTTGCTATATTTCCCATTGGTGTATCAAGAATTTTTGCTCTGCCTATCCAATTAGTACCATCTTTCTTCAATCCTTTAATCAGGATTGCAACACGGTCTAGATTGATTGTTGGTGTATCTGGATGTCCAAGTTCACCAAAGGCACGGTTTTTATTTATATATTCTTCTGTATATCTTTTAACTTCTTTGTCTAGAGTATCTTCTTTATAGATACGACCATTTCTATTTTGCTTTTCTGCAACAAGAAATGGTCCTTCGATATAAAGAGACTTTTTACCGTTCTCTTCCTCGGTAAGAAAACTTACAGTCTCTACAACTTCTGTAATTAATTTCATGGTGTTATTCCATATGGAGGATAGTTGAATGCGGCAGGATCGTTGAACTGACCTGCTTGGAAGTATCTGCCGTCTTTGTGTAGTTCTATGATTAAAGTATATGCGGCGTTCGCGGTAGTTCCAACAGTTTGAATTGTAATGTTTCCTGTTGGGTTGGTCGCATTATTCCAAATAACTGGAAGATTGTCATTTGGGTTTGTGTCACCAGTACCGACACCAAACGCAAACATAGTTTTATCATTACCAGAACCTGTTCCTTGCCATTTTATTTGCAAATGACCGACCTCGGCATCGACGTTATATAATATTCGTTTAACAGCTAAACTGTTTGCACCAAAACCAGATGATAGTGTATTTCCTGTTGTCCACAAATTACCGTTAGCATCTACAACACCACTTAGTGAACGAGGATCTAGCAATACCGTTTGTACTTCATCACCACCAGCCGAATCAAAAATACCAACTCTTTTGATTATTGCTCTTTTGGTAGTATCAATCAGAACTTGTGTACTATTTGAGGTTGCCATCTTTTATCCTTTTTCTCTTTCTGGTTTCCATTCTAAATGATTATATGGAATAGTAATATATTGATTCAATGCTTCTATGTAATACAGTGCAACTTTTTTTCCTTGAGGAAACTGACGAATGGAAACTCTACGCATTATCAGAACGTTTGGAGGATCTGCTTGGTGTTCGTGATTTTGCACTTCTTGGAGTTGAACCGCTTCCTCAAACATATCTGTCTGATTGGTATCGCGGTTCATAAACTCCTTTAGTGTCAGCATTTCAATCGTCCTCTTTTTCTTTAGGAGTGCGTTTTGCTAGTCTTGCCATATCTTTATCTGGGTCAACCTTTACTTTAGGAAGAGTAACTCCTCTCCTCTTTAATTCTTTGTCGGCAATGCGAACATCTGGATCTTCATCATCATCGTATGCTTCACTCTTAAGGCTCTGACGAACTTTAGCGGCCATTTCTCCACGTTTGTTTATTTTTGCTAATCCTTTTAATGCATTAGATAAACCTTTTCCTTGGTCGGGATTTGTTGTTATTTCTTTTTCTGCATTTTTTTGGATTTTTGTTACTGATGCTGGAACTTTAGAAAGATAGTCTCTTTTTGCCTTATCAGAAATCTCATCAAGTTGTTCTTCATCAATTTCATATGCTTCACCGATGTGTTTGTCCACTAACTTACCATATCTTCTGAGTTTCTTTGCATGCATTTCCAATTCTTTTTTATCTGCATCAGTATGATTTTCAGGAGATTTACCTAAAGTATATCTGGTGCGAGTATCAGCATCCAAGTATCTTTTTTTCAATTCATCTTTTCCTAAGCCAGGAACATATTTTCTTAAAGTTGCACCTAAAGTTTCATCAATCTGTTCGTCTTCTTCGTCCCAATCGTCTTCTTCCTCATCATCATCTGGACCTTCGTATGATTCTTGAGTAACTAGACCTTGAGCAATCTGTTGTTTCTTTGATTCAATCGCAGCATGAACACGGTCCCAAATTGCAGCATATAGTTCTTCACGAACACCGACTGCGTTTCCGTCTTGTGCATAATCGACAATTTTTCTTGTATCCATCTTTTTATATCCTCGAAATAATAGGTAACAATACCAGTTAGATAATATTTATAATACTTTGTGTAGTCTAGAAATCATTGATGTTTCACCTAAACTTAAATCACCTTTTGTTTCTGTTTTCTTTACAAGTGGCACACCTTGTTGAGGTTGTGCTTCTGGTTGCTGTGGATCCTGCTGTTGCAACGCATTCATCATTTGTTGTTGTAATACTGAGTTCATTATATCTGTTGGTACGTCAAGACCAGCAACCTTTTCTTTTTCAATTTCTTTGTCGATTGCTTGCATTTCTACATCTGACAATCTCAGAACATTTCTACGAATCCAATTCATTGAGAAATAACGACCAGTATATGGATCGATTTCTTGTAGAAGTGAGAGTCTTTCTTTCATTAATTCTGCTTCTTTTAGTTCTGCAAAATTATTGTCTTTGATGAAATCGTAGAAAACGTGTTCTTTGATTTCATTATATTCTTCTGCTGTACAAATACCTTTTAGTACACATTGTACGCGCAGCGCTTGGTCAAATAGGTCAGCAAATTTATTGCGGAGTCTGTCGATGAATTTTGAAAACTTTAATTCGTCTCTAGTGATTTCCGATGAGCGACCAATTGTAAATCCTTGTGATGATTCTAGTCTTGAGATAGGTACATTAAGTGCTTTGTATAATTTCTTTTCAAAATATTTAACGTCTTCAAGTTCACCTAGGTTTTGACCACCGGGTAGTGTTTGAATCTCAGTACCTTTGCCGCCGTCTCTACGAGGTAACCAGAAGTCTTCCATCATTGATAAGAACTTACGGTCATCACGAACTTCACCTGTATTTGCATCATAGACAAGTTTGTTCTTATACTTTACCATGATATCGCGGAGGTATTGTTCTGCTTTTAGTTTTGGTAAGTTACCTACGTCGATATAGAAAATTCTACGTTCTGGTGCTCTTGAGATGCGGTAGATAACCGTTGCATCTTCAATCATACGCAATTGGTTAAGTGGTTTAATTGCTTTGTGTAGATATGATAGTACAACTGCTCTACGAGAATCCATTAGTCCAGAATTTACGTTGATGATAGAATCTTTGGTAATACGAACACCAACTGGACCATAATTTGATTGTGAACCAGAAATAGATTTGTCGTTATAAATGTAATATTCATTAATCACATTCATAATATCGACACCACTTCTTTCGTCTTTCTTTTTCTTTATTTCTCTTACTTTACGAATTTTTCTAGGATCAACATAACGCAATTCTTTGATGCCTTCTGTTGGATTTTCTCTATCAACAATAATGTGATAAAATAATCTGCCGTCAATATAATATCTTCTAAAGATATCATGTGCCATGTTGCTATAGTTTAATAGGCGTAGAATTGTATTGAATTCTTGGGCGATTGCGTTTTTGATTTTGTCTGGTTGTTTTAGGTCATCCATGATGAGTTTGATATTTTTACCATCATCATCTTGAACAATTGCCTCACTTACAATATCATCAATAGCAGATTCAATTTCTGGTTGCATTGCCATTTCACGATAACGAGAAATCAATTCTACTTCATTTTTTGCTGTTCCATCTAGGTCAACATATGTTCCATAATATGCGGCTGAGGTAATAGTGAGTGCGCCGTCATCTGTATTTGGGACGGCGAACGACTGCTGGACCGCTGCTTCTTCTTCGGTCTGCTTTCTTGATATGGTAAAACCAAACAACGATAGTGCCAAGGTTATTCTCCTACATTATGTATTCAAAATGGGGAAACCCGTAGGTCTCCCCTCTAATAATATTAATACCAAATTAGGTAGTAGTATCTGCTTCCCACCATTGATATGCAAATGTAGCACTGTATTCTTCAATGCTATCATTTGAACCCCAATCTAGTTCGATTGGTGCAATATCAACGGGGAACATTCCAACAAACTTATAAGTCTTAATGATGTTTCCTGCCTTACCATATTGCTGGACAGTAGCATCAACACTATACTGGTTTGGACTATTAGCATTACCACTTCTTACGTTAGTAACGTGGCTGTTAATATTGTTTGACCAATTTTCAAGTGCATTTCTGATACTAAAGTCTTCATCATTAATGACTGTTAATGTCCAATCACCGAAACTTCTATTGCCTGCAAACTTTAGTTCACGACCAAAGTAATACATTGGTACTGCGGCAATAGAAGAACCTGGTAGTTGTGCTGCTTTTGCTAAAAATGTTGTCTTGGTACCAGCAACAGAACCACCTGTCACGAATGTTGGAAACACTAGAGTTACGGCGAACAGATTAGGACGGGCACCGTCCCCTAACATATTCGCTCTAAATTCTGCTACATTGAATGCCATTCTGTTCTCCTTGTTCCTTTATTGTATTTAGATAGCACCGGTTACTTCAGAGAAACTGACACCAGTTCCAACTGCAATGAAGTTCAACTTGATAAAGTTGATAGAACGAGCAGGTTTGATGTAAATGTCCCCAACAAATTGATTGCTGTCTATGACTTGTTGTGTGTTGTTGGTTTCATCGCAAACAACACGGAAATCATAGATGCCGCGGCGACCCTGAACATCACGCAAGAATGGTGTTACTAGAGCAACAAACTGAGCGCGAGTGAATGCATCATTGAATTCGAATAGTGAATACTTTGCTGCTAGTGAAATTGACTTTTCTAGAACAACGAACAATCTACGAACGTTGATTCTGTCGAACGCAGATGGTTTTGTTTGTAGAGTTTTGTCACCATAAAGAACTGTTCCATTTCCTGGGAAGGTAACTACTGGATTAACACCTAATGGATATAGAATATCTCTTGCTGTCTGATTTGGATTCCATGCAAGTTTAACTGCATTTTTGATTGCGCCTCTGTTGAATCCTGCTGGTGACCACCATGGATCTCTTACTGCATCTGTATATACGCACAGACCAGCAATGTCACCATTTAGAGGAACCCAACGATATACGCTATTGTACTTGTCGTACATGTATTTCCATCCACTATCTACTACAGCATATGACGACGAACGAGCAAGAGAATTTAACCATGATTGGATCGATGTTGTTTCACTTCCAGCATTGTTAACAACTGCTGATGATGGTGGTGATAGGAATACCATAGCATCACCAGAGCGACCAGTTAAACTTCCAGCAGATGTACAAATATTATCAATAACATATTGTTGCATTGTTACTGTATTTGCTGTGTCTGAGAATCCTGTATCACCAGTTAGAACTAGAGAAACATCGACGGAATCTTTGTTGTTAAATAGGTCATATCCAGATTGAATATTTCCTGTTGTTACAGCAACGTCAGTACCACCACTTAAGGAAACTGAAATACTACCATTTGCATATGTGGCAGTTGAAATTCTTGCAAAGTTTGTATTTGCAGCAGTTAGACCCCAAGTAGCACTTGTATTTGCATAATCTGCTGGATCCATTGCGTAGATATATTTTGAACCATTAAACACAACAGTCTTATAATATGTTGAACCACCGTTACCGTCCACGGCATCAACTGCCTTAGATACATATGGAAATACTTCTAGAACAGTTCCTCTGGTACCTGTAAATAATCCATTGACATCGGAAACTACAATGTGGAATTCATCATTTGCTCCACCTTGACCGGAGGCATATGTTGATGTTCCTGGTGCTGAAGACACAACACCTCTCCATGATTGAGATGTATTTGCAGCAGTCCAAGAGATTGTCGCGTTTGCAAAGAGCGCTGTGTTTGAACTATCAAACACATCAACCTGCAATGAATTTCCTAGAGAACCGGGATATCTTCCGACAAATGCACCATATGCATTTCCGTTATTTTGATTATAGAATCTATTAAAATACGAATCTTCGTTCTTTATTTGAACGGTGTTTGTTGTATTTGCATCTGCGTTATATGTGGTTGAACTCACTACGCGCACAGTGCGTAAATCGTTACCATATGCTAAGAAACTAGCACATGTGAAGAAATTGGTTGCTGTGTTTGAGTTTGGACCTAAAGGAGCAAATGTTGAAACAAGAGTGATTTCGCTATCAATTACTTTAATTACGTCTGCCGGACCCCACGGGAATCTACCAGCAAAAGCACCAGTTGATGAACTTACTGAAGGAACAACTGTAGTTAAATCTACTTCTGCTACACTTACGCCTGGAGATAACTGAATCGCCATCTTTTTCTCCTTGTGATATTATATTTTGGCCAGTATAAAAGACTATACTCTTTATTTAGAAAAACGAATTTCTCATCTAACTTTAAAATAATTTGCAAATACATCATTTGGATTACCTTGTACCCAAACATCACCATTATCCAATACGAACGGAACGTCTAGACCATCATCAATAATTGGTGCGGGTATCATTTCGTCATCAATTTGGTTCATCTTTTCAAGTTGTAGTTGTTTTCTTAAATCATGATTGACTAAATCTTTGAAATACTTTTGTGTTGCTAACCAAGAAAATAAAACAAATGTCATCACCAAATCGTCTGTCTTACCTTCTTCTGCTGACCATGACGAACCATCTGAAATAAATGATGATAACTCCGATATAGTATCAAAGTCATTTGTCAAAAGTTTATTTGATTCAATTAGAGTTTTAAGATTGTAACAACCTATGCGTTTTACCATAGGAGACATTTTAACACCCATCTGTATTCCGCGTCCAAATCCAGCAGAGATTTGTTGTGCTTTTTTATTTCCAGTTTGGACTTTCAATAGATTCTCATATTCTAAATCTGAATGTAATATGTCGGCAACTTGCGGAGTATTATTGACTTCAACCAATACATATGCATCATTATAATATTTTGCTGTATTGTAAATAACTGTAGGAAACAATATGGGTGATATTAATGAGTCTGCATATTTTGCAACTTGTTTATATGGTATAGTTGATATATCAAATACTGAAAATGCAGAACTATCTTGATTTTTTCCTTCTGCAACGTCAACACACATAGCATATATGTGGTCTAATGTTTTATCTTCGTCACCTTTTATTGGGTGTTCGTAGATATCAAGAATATTATCTCCTGCAATCTTTCTTCTTTCTATTGGGTCATTGTACGAAAAAGATTGGAGTTTTTGTCCTGATATTAACGTGTCGGCAGAACCTAAAAACTCACACTCAAATTCTTGTGAGAATTGTCTTTCTGAAGTGTTGCGTATTGTTTCTTCTCGCCACTTGTCATCTCTACCTGGTACCATTGACCAGTGAATTTCAAATGTTGCATAATTATTTTTATTGTTGATTGCATCCATCCACAATTTGTAGAATAGATTTAATCCATTTGGCGTAGATACAATAATAATCTTTGTTGATTTGCCTGATGATATAACAGGATAGACTGAGTTAAAGAATTCGTGTGCGATACTATTTGGAACGAAAGCAAATTCGTCAAGGAACACAAGATTAAAAGAACCACCACGAACTGCTGATGACGATGTTGCTGCTGCGACTATCTTAGAACCATTCTCAAGTTCTATGTTACCTTTGTTCCAAGTAATGACGCCCTGCTGCATCCATATTGGAAGATTCTCATATGCGAGTTGATATTTACCAAGAATGTCTCTTGCCAATTGTCCTTTGTTTGCAAGAATGGCAACACTTTGAGAGTCTGTAAAAAGAGTCAACCAAAGAATATATGATATTGTTGTAGTTGTTTTACCAACCTGACGAGGACACTTTGTAATTGAGAATCTATTTTCATGATACGTTTTAATCATATCACGTTGAAAGTCCCACATTCTAAAAGGCATTAGACCTTCATCGACGTTGACAATCTTTATATAATTTTCAGCAAAGTAAATAGGATCCTTAGAACACTTGATGTATTCTTGTACTTGCTCCTGTGTATACTCGACTTGTACTCCTGCCCTTTTTAGGAGTGGATTATCACGATAGGATTCTTTAATTGTCACTCTTTACCTTTTAATAATTTAGATAGTTCAGCAGTTGAACCTACAAAGATAGCCTTGTCGATTGTAGTCTTACTTGTTTCTTTTTGACCTTTCTTCATATCACGCATTTGTTTTTGTAGCAGAATTAATTTTTCATTTGCTTCAGTTACATTTTTAATCATAGTTGCCGCAACTTCAAAAGCACGAGGATGTTCAGATTCTCTTGCGATTTCAAGAATATCATCGATTGCATCTTTACCTTTTTCGATGATTTCTTCGTAGTTATTTCTTACTGTTTCATAATCTGCTTTAAGGTCTTCATCTAACTCTGTATTTTCTTTTTCGATTACAGCAGGCAAGGCTTCTTTTTCAATAACTTCAACTGGAGCAACATCAAATATTTGCTCCATACTTTTCTCAAACTTAGTCATATCAATATTCCGTTATCGTAGTCTTAATTTTATAATTTGAATTTGCTAGTGCATTTTTTGGTATAACTGCAACATTTATTGATGCCATTCTTGAATTTGCACCAAGAACATTTATCAGTGTTCTTTCTGTTCCAGTTGTAACTCCATATAGATATGTATTAGTTTTTAAATCACCTTGAAGATTTGTTACTTTTAATATATTTGTAACATTACTGTAACTTACGACTTCTGCTTTTCCAGACGCCATACCAAAAGAATAACCTTGGAATACTTCTTCACCTATTTTGTATGTTCCTGTTCCCGTTGAACTGACATTCAATGAGATTGTATCTTTTGCACCAATATTAGAAAGATTTTTTATATTAACAATTGATTGTTTAATTACAGAAGACTCACTAATTGCACCATATAGATACGATTTTACTGTAAACTTTAATGTCCAAATAATAACTCTTGTATCTGAATCTCTTTCACCTTCAAATTCGACATCGGTATCTACTGAATTTAGTGTGACTGGAACTTCTTTAACGATTCCCATTGTAGGAATCAAATTAAGTTTAATTGTATAACTTGGAGTAAAATATGGTAATATGTATTCAATTAATTGGTCACCATCTTCTAAGTTTCTGACATACAAATATAATTCAAAATCAAAATTATATGGAACTGGATTATATTGTGAGTATGCAGTCAAACCACTAGATGATGCCGCAATATTTTTAACTCCCGACACCTGTTTTCTTGACGCATCATAGTACATATTTGTCAAATCGTAAGATAGTCGAGGTAGTGTGATTTGTACTTTTTTGTCTAGGTTAGGGTCACCTAAAAGACGATTAACATACTTTTCTTTTGGTGCATATGTGATAGGAACTTTTATTGCCTGTTCTTCTTCTTCGTCAGAATTGTATCTTGTCAGAGTCAGATTATCAAATATACTTCCAAATCCAACAATTAATTTTCTTATTATGTGATGATATTTGTTGTTTGCCATTAAATACCACCCAATGAATTAGTTTCTGAAGTATCTATGTAATCTTGTGCTTCTGTATTGATGACCTTGTTATCGTAGTTTGCATGGGCCTGTGCTTCAAGGAATTCATCAGTAGATACAAGGATTGCATTTGCGGTATTGCTGTATAGTATCGTTCCGGTTGATATTGTTCCATTAATCTGGTCGAGGTCGAGGGTACGATTAACTGAATTGTATGACGCAACAACTGCTGTTGCTGTTGCATTTGCGTATGTTCTGTCTGGTCCTTGAAATACAACATCATCAACAGCAAATGTTCCGTTGGCTGAAGTGATTGTATAACGTTCTGCATATGCTTCTTGTGTCTGTATGATATCTATATCTGGTATACCTGTTGTAATTTCTTCGTGAGAATACTTGAATTTCTCTAATTCAAGTTCATAGAAATATGGAACTTGGCGACCTAACATCGTCATATCTTTATTTTGATTGACGAATTTAATTTCATACAATTCACCAAGACCATTCATCACAGGAATATAAATCAAATCGCCTTCACGTGGTCTTGTGATTGTTGTTCCGTTCGACACTCTTTGTAGAAAAGTTCTCTTCGACAGAACAATCGTCAATGTGTTACGAATCTCTAATCCAAATTTACTAAAGAACTCTTTTTCTCCACCATATTCATTAACGTTGTTTGGATAGATTTCAATTGGATATGCAGTAGTAAAAGTTTTTAATGGATCCTCACCATAAATTAAGTCTCTTGCGGAGTCATTAATGTTTGGTAAATAATATGAATCTGTGCCCATTATTTTAATAGACTCAACAATTAAATCTTCTACTAGACGTTGTTCATTATATCTAGCATTGTAGTTATTGAAATAGTGATTTAATGGTGGCATATTAGTTCATGAAGAATTCTAGTGGTGCGCCGTAATTGTTTTCCATTTCTTTCTCTAGTCTTTCAATTTCATCTACTGCTTCTTGATATGTTTCGGTACCATTTAGAGTAACACCACCGAGAAGTTGAACTCCACCAAACTTCTTCATGTTTGAACCCCATGTTCTTTTGATTAGTGCTGTCGCATATTCTTTTAACCAACGGTCATCCCAAACACCAGTATAGACATCAGGATTAATTAAAGCATAACATTCTGCAACAACTACGGTACCTGCTGGTGCTTCTTGCGTACCCCAATTCCAATCGATGTATAGTCTATGCATATGTCTTTGAAATCGAATAGGCACTTCACCACTAAACATAATTTCTAGTGAACGCAAATGTTGCTGAGTTAATGTGTAGTTGATATACGATGCAGAAGTGAAATCATACAATTCATTTAGACGCAATTGATATCTCAAGTCAAACATATTGACTGATGCTTGAGAATCTTGTACTGGGAATATACGAGTTACGCCTACAATATCTATTGAATTGTTTCCGTAGTCTTTTGTGACCGAAGGATCCATATTGATATAACGATTTGCTATATCGGCATTATCTAATATCTTAATATAATAAACTTTTTGTAGACCATCGAAATGATAATCTTGCCAATATTGCAAGGCATCGTCTATTCTATCTTCTATCTGGTCATCATCAACGTTTATATCGATTACTGGAAATCCTAAACGGCGTAGGCAATAATTTTTAAAATCTTCTCTTGATGAAATGGCTGCCATGGTTTGCCTTTATGATTATACATCATAATATTTATTTAATTAGTTATTGTCGTTATACTAAGCAACAAAGTTTCCAGCATTTGTTGATACTTTTCTGACTGTGTAAAAACTACCTGGCTGAGGCGTCATGGTGCCCGCGCTTTGTGTGACATTAAAACGTAAATCTGTGGCGGCGTTAGTCACAACAAATATTCTAAACTTTGCAAGATGACTAACAGCAGTTGTTAATGAAGCGGTTGCCGCAAAAGTCATAGTTGCTGTTGAGTTTGCAGTTGCTTCGCCAACCACCATCGCACCAGTAATGACTGATGTGGTGTAACCTGTAACTGGGGTATATTCTATAGTTGCATGGCAGTGTGTTGGTGCAGAAGAAAAAGTTGGTGCCCAAGTAGCAGTACCAGCAGTAGTCTTAGAGAATCGACAATATGCTTCAATGGAGTATGTTGTTGATGCTGCAAGTTGAATGGCGCTGGTAGTTCCAAAGAAGTTACCAACAGTAGCACCAAATGCAGTCCCGAAAGTAGACAGAACAAACTGTTGCGTTGCCGGAATAACACCTCTTTGTTCGGATGTACCAATCGTAGGAGTAATGTAAAAATTAACTCCGTCATATTCTACTGCACCTGCTGCCACAGAAGTTAAGTTTGTTCCTGTTGTGAGTATTAACGGTGCCGAGTTTACTGTTCCTGCACCAATAGTTGCAGTAGTATCAATTGTTACGTTTCCATATATTCTTGTGCCAGACTGTAATAGTGCCATTTATGTTTTCTCTTCAATAGATTGATTTTCTGTACTATTTATTTCAGGAGGAATGAATATTTCCCAAGAAATTGTATCTTCATTCCAAAGATAATGATTATTATCTTTAGGTCTAGGAATAGGAGGTTCCCAAAGATAAGAAAAATCATTCAATATCCAACTAGAAAACGGTTTTGGTGGAATAAATGCGTCTCTATTTTCATCATATGTGTAACCTATACCTGCATAGTTTTTTCTAAATGCTTTTGTTTGGTCTTCGGCTGGTTGGTTTGTCACTGACTCATAATATATTCCACCTTTAGTATTATATGATGTTCTTTTTGCACCATAAAATTCTTCCCAATTACCTGGTTCTTCATCTTCATTTTTTCCTACGATTACCATTGTAACGATATTATTTTCATCCAAATATGCATAGTGTGCCATGTTTTAACTCCAGAAAACTGAACCTGATCCGTTGGTTATGGTGGTTACTTTATCTGTGCCTGCAGGTACAGTGGATAAAGTCAATCCATTATCAGGATTTGATATTGTATATATTGAAGGATACCGTAGAATTACGACTCCTGAACCTCCATTGGGAGATGTACCACCATCAGCGTTACCACCACCCCCACCTCCGGTGTTTGGTGTGCCATTTGTACCAGCAACAGGAGTTCCTACATTGGAGTCTACGTATCCTCCGATTCCACCACCACCCAAGCCACCGGCCGCCGGCGTAGCTCCGGTGGCGCGTAGAGCACCACTTCCACCACCAGCTCTATACACTGAAGATCCAGTTATCGTAGATGCTAATCCATTTCCTCCTGCCGCGGCTAACGCGCCCGACACATAACTAGAACCTGCTTGGCCGGCACCACCACCCCCACCTCCACCATTATCACTACCAGCACTACCTCCACCAACACCCCCATTATTTCCTTGGGATGGTATTACACTTGGTACATTACCTAAACCATTGCGATTATCATATCCAGCGCCACCACCAGATCCACCAGATCCACCAGGGGCACCACCAAATGAGATATTATCAGATCCTCCGCCTCCACCACCAGAAGAAGTAGTATTACCATAATTACTACTATTATTTATTTTGAAAATAGAATTGCTTCCTTGTCCTCCTGTAGTATAACTTGCTACTCCAGAACCACCCGCGCCTATTGTTACCGTACAATAGGTATTTCCAGATACTCCTAAAGTGCCTGTTCTATATCCTCCAGCGCCTCCTCCACCACCAGAGTAAAATCCTCCTCCAGCGCCTCCTCCGCCAATTATCAAATATTCAATAGGTACAACTTCAGAAAAAACATTACTTACAGTTATAGTAGTGTTTGATATTCTCATTGTTGGTGTCGCTGATGTTCCTATAACTGTAAATGGAACATATTTGGGATCAGAGATAGTTGTGACATTACCATTTACAGTTATTGTAAAGTTATTTGGTCCGTTGTCTTTAAATGTAGAACTCTGACATGTTAGTAATGAAGTGTTTG